GCCACGCTTTGAATGCGCAAGCCATCTTTGTTCAAGCCGCCTTTGTCCAAAGCTTTAACGTGCGACACATCTTTGCCCTCACGTCGATCAGCTTTGCCATTGCCGTTAGCATCTTCTCCGGTCTTGTCGATCGAACGACGACCACGCTGACGTTCCATGCGACGCTCATGTTCACCACGAGCAACTTGTTGCTCATACTCTTTCTTGTAGGGTCTAGGCTTGTTGACGTATGCCATATGTATCCTTTAATGCTCTGTCAAGTTCTTTGGGGTATTCGGCCTCTGCTCTTTCAACGGTACACAAGCGTGTATCAACAGGCTCTAGTCCTCTTCGCATAACTGTGTACCCATCATTCTCTTTGTGTCGATAAAGAAAGCCATCTTTAATATAGTACCAAGTTTCGCTAGCCATTACTTCCCCTTGTAGTGGGTGCAGTCAGACACTGGACACCAACCGCAGAGTGGCGTAGGGTTCTCTTGCCACACGCCATTCTCGTACGAGAGTTGCAGACGTTTTAGTTGGGGCGCAAAGTCATCCCAGTACTTGTCGATTTTCTCACGCTGATATTCAGAAGTCACGAAATCGTTGTGAGCAACAAACAAAAGTCCTGCCTTGAAATGCGTGACCTCGGGGAAAAATGCAAACCCCATCAATGCCATGAGTTGAAGTTGTTTGGGATCGGGGTATTTGTTGCTTCCGGTTTTATAGTCAACGATATAGCCTTGATCACCATCGACCACCATCAAGTCAGCAATGCCACGCACCCAGTAGTCCTTTGCGCCAAAAGTACAGGGTTGTCTGTTTATGGTTAGTGCCATGCGGTACTCGGGGTACTTGACGCCTTCCATGTCACGCAGGGGATCTAGCTGTTTGGCAAAGTGTTCGTAGTTCTTAGCTAGGGGTTTACCCTCCTTCACGTAGTCTTCTAGCGCACTGTGGACTTGAGTCCCATAACGCATCTCGACTGTGGCTTTCTTCTCGTAACGCTTGAGGACTTTAACCTCGTTGTACTGCCGTGGGCAGTTAACAAAGTCTTTGAGACCTGAATAAGACCATTTAATTTCTTGCATACTGAATCCTTACTAAAGTTTTTAGAGAGCTAAATATTAACAGTCTCCGTACCTTTCTGCAAATTCAGCTTCACACGCGACAGGCAGTCCACTCGCCCACGCTGGAGGCGTAGACATGAGACCAGTTATTATCTTTACCGCCTTCTCTGCCTCGTCTTCCGGCACGACAACAACTGCCGCGTCATGCACAGTAAGCACAACCTGATAGTACTTGTTTATCTGAACCATCTGCTCGCCCACGATGATCCTTGCTAGGGCTTGCACCACGTTCTCTACGAACGTGCCACCCCAAATAGATACAGAACCCTTGCGAGAGTCATAGACAGTCCGGCTCTTGGTTATGTCAGCTTCATCCTCTACCTCGGACACAATAGTCTCATCTTCTTTACGTAGATTCTTATAGCGGATACCTAGACCATTGGGTAAGGTAATCCCGTCCTCGTCTACTAAGACGCACTTGTGTTCACCAAAGTACAGGCTAGTATCTTTCTCAAAGGTTTTAGCAATCATTTTATCAAGAACTGTGTCGCCTTCCTTCCACAAGTTCTTGATGTCCGGATAAGTCTCGCGGTACACGTCAATGATTGTTGAACCCTCTGACTCGGTAAGGGTGCGCCCCATACCCTTGAGTTGCATCACAAACTTCTTACCACCCATGCCGTACCCTGCGCCAAGAATCGTAGTCTTGCCCACAAACCTCTCATCCTTGCTTATCTCTTCTATGGGTTTCTTATAGATCTTTGATGCCATGATCTTGTATACGTCTTCTTTATCTGCAAACGCTTTTACTAGATCAGCCTGTCCTGATAGCCAAGCCAGCACCCTAGCCTCAATCTGAGAAGAGTCACAGTTGATAACGACGTAACCTTCTGGCGCTCTTACCGCACGTTTAAGGGCTTTCTTCTTGGGGTCACGGCTAGGTAGATTCTGAAAGTTAACCTTGTCGTAGCCTGCCCACCGCCCTGTATGCGCACCATAGTACTTTAGAGGTATAGGCAATGCGCCCTTGTTGCGGATGCCAATGTCAATGAACCGCTGAATGCGTGACTCCTCGATCGTTGACTTCGTACCAAGGCGCACAGCACAGAGGTGCTGAATGAATGTATCCTCATGCTCGATTAACTCAATGAACTCGGGGTCACCCTTGGCAAGGGCTAGCGTGGGCTTTCCGGTTGTCTTGCTAGTCTTCATCTTAGGCTCGACACCGAACGACCGCAGTACATCAGCAAACTGTTTACCACTTGACAGTTTCTTGCGCACCGCCTCCTCATCCTCGCACTCCATACTTTCCTTGAGCGAAGCCAGCAGTTCGTTCTTTTCTTTCTTCAATAACTCTAATCGCTCATGCAGTAGAGGCTCATCAAGAATGAGCTTGGGATGTGTGAACATCCGTATTGTCATATCTATCAGTTGTAACTCACTCGCGGGGAATTTAGTTGCAAGCCTTGCGAAAAGGTCAAAGGTTAACTGCACGTCGTTCTTGCAGTACTCACCATATTGCGCCAAGTCCTCGGGCGTGAAGTCAATCAGGTATTTGCCGATTGCATCGACAACCTCAGTACCCTTCTTACCAATCTCATACCTCTCAGCCAAGGCCGCGAGAGAACCGCCGGCCTCTACGCCATGAACCGCCCTTGCCATGCACAAGGTATCAAGGTAGAACTTGGGCGAGATACCAAAGAACCATTTAAGAATCGCGCCATCAAACATAGTGTTGTGGCAAAGCAACGTACTGTTGCGCCAATCAAAGGACAGCAGTGTCTTACGCAATGCCTCTCGGTTGCCTGAGTACCACACAGGCTTGCCATCGTCAACTTTAACGGCAACGCCAATCACCTCGAACTCATTCGATCGGATGTATTCTTCTGTGGGGAATCGGGTCAGACTGAAAGACTTTGAGTAAAACGTCTCGAAGTCAAGAGTAATTAGGGACAAAGCGAACTCCAAAAAAAGCAGGGGCTAGCCCCTGCTGTGTGTGAAAGGATGAATTAAGCGTAAAGTGTTTGCAGTTTGGTTGCGTACCAAACCATCTTGTCCACGTCTTTGCCTGCATCATCTTTGTAGCCTGCTCGCGTCAGGTACTTGACGACGTTACCTTTAAGATACCCACGGAACTCTTCCGGTGTTAGCTTGGCTTTGATCATGTCGATCGTCTCAATGCCACCGATCTTGTAATGCGGGGGCTGATTAACATCATCGATTGATGATTGTCTCAGCATACGCGCCTTGTCTTTCATCGAGTTAATCACAACTCGTCGCATCTGATCGTCAGTCAAATTAGCTTTGTCGTGTTGGCTCATCGTTACACCTTGCACTTTAACTAATGAATCAGGTGTAGCTGATGCCTTAAGTTTCTTGCGCTCTTGGTGTATTGCAGAATACACATACTGGATAGTTGTGCCAAGTGCTTCTGCAACTTCTCTTGGTTTTGCTGTGGGATGATCCTTGATGTAGTTACGGATCTTCTGTACTTTGCTAAGTTTTTTAGCCATTGTATTTCTCCAAAAATTTAAAAGGGATTGCTATGATGAGGGTTAAAATTTATTTGTCAAGTGGGTTTGTCCTCCTTTTTGAAAATATTTTTATAGTATGTTTTAGGAAACGGATCTTTCTTATCCAATAAGTCTCTTAACCATTCAGCACCACCAAGATGATTAAGAATGTAGAACTGTCTATCGGACATTCGTATCTGTCTACCTACGAGTGGCTCGGGCGGTTTAGGTCTTGGCATGCTTCATCTCCCTTACATATTGCGCAAAGCTATGGGCTGTATCTCCAAATGCAATTCTCATACAGTCAAACTCTACGGCTACTTCCTCTAGCACTTGGTTGCGTATATCTTCTAGCCTCGCAACTTTTACAGTATCCAATTTGTCACGATAGTCGTACTGCGCACAACCTCTTTCGTAACATGCTTTGTCCATTAGTGTCATAGTGGCGCGTCCTCATGGTTATCAGGGTTAAATTTAGGGACTCGGTTGCCCTTGTCCTTGGGGTTTGGGAATAGAGGGAAAGGCCATACCTTACTTCCCTCTTGTTCTGTTGACTCGGCCTTTGGTCGAGATGTTGTTGGTTGATCTATGTTTCCACTTATCATTCTTTTTAGTCGGCTCCTCCGGGTCAGCGCTTGTGTTAGCTTTAGGTAGAGAAGACAATAGGTTAAGTAGACTATCAACGTCTTTCTCTTTGCGTTGTGTTTTCATTCGCCTAACTCCTCAAAGATTTCGTTAAGTACAGTTTTAATTTGACTAACCATCTCAGCCTTTGTGTATGGCGCAGACAAGACCATCTTGATACTTGCCAATGCCTTGTACATCTCTTGCCCCTTGAGCGCGAACAATAGTTTGTCCTCATCCTCGGGGTAGTTAAACTCAAGAACCGCTTTGCTCTGCATGAAGTCTCCCCATTGGTTTGGCATGCACCCATCGGTCGCCTAAACGCAATATGGCGCGAACCCACTTGCGTTGATTGTGTTGATTGATACGATCCGAAACCATATCGTTGTTGTACATTACTCTCGCCTTGCGACGCAGTTGTTCTGTAGTCATCATTTCAAGATCGGA